GGTAGTTACTTTGGGCAGTATGCCTACGGCGTAGCTCGTCCAGACACAGCGAGAATACAGCCTGCAACAACTTGGTCGCTTGATACATGGGGTGAATATCTTGTAGCCTGTAATGAGGATGATGGGAAAATTTATGAGTGGCAATTGAGTAATTCTACAAAAGCCGCAGTATTGTCAAACGCGCCGACAAGTAATGAGAGCATCGTCGTAACTGAAGAAAGATTTTTGTTCGCATTAGGTGCAGGCGGAAATCAACGTAAGGTGCAATGGTGTGACAGGGAAGATAGCTCCACATGGACGCCAGCCGCAACAAATGAAGCTGGTGATTTAGAGCTAAACACAAGTGGCAGAATTATGGCTGGCATAAGAGTGCAAGGCCAGACTTTAATATTAACAAGCATGGACGCCCATGTAGCGAATTACATTGGAGCGCCATATGTTTATGGTATTGAGCGTGTTGGAGCGAGTTGCGGATTAATAGCAAACAAGGCTGTGGCTTCAGTTGATCAGGGTGCATTCTGGATGGGCAATCACTCATTCTATGGGTATGCTGGCGGAGCAGTACAGCAGATAGAAAGCGAAATATCAGATTATGTATTCTCAGATATAAACCGAGCGCAAATATCAAAAACTTTTGCAGTAACAAACAGCACATATGGCGAGATATTCTGGTTCTACCCATCTGGGTCATCTACAGAAAATGACAGATATTGCGTCTATAATTATGTTGAAAACACTTGGTATATTGGTGAGCTAGGCAGAACTGCTGGTTATGATATGGGTACATATCGACAACCAATATGGGCAAGCGCAGAAAACAACAAGTTATACGAGCATGAGGTTGGCTTCAATTATGACACGCTTACACCATTTGCTGAAAGCGGATCAATCGCACTAGGCACTGGTGATAATGTAATGTCAGTCACAGAAATGATCCCAGACGAGAAGACGCAAGGCGACGTGACAGTTACATTTAAGACAAAGTTTTATCCTAATGGCACTGAAAGATCATATGGGGCGTTCTCCATGTCTAATCCAACTTCATTAAGATTTACAGGCAGGCAAGTTAAATTAAGAATTGAGGCGGCTAATTTAACAGATTGGCGTGTTGGCATAAATAGACTTAATGTTACATCTGGTGGGGCGAGATGAGCGAACAGCCACAAAAAGCTCCAGACGTTATTGGCAATGATTGGCGCACATGGGGTCGAAGGCTTGTTCAGCATTTATCACAAACTAGATCTGCATTGGTTCAACAAAATGGTGAAGAGAATGCGGCAGATGACGCAACTCTTATGTGGGACAGGGTTAACCTATACCCAATTATAAGTAGATCAGGCGCTTTTCGTGAAATTATATTAAAGAATGCAATTCCTGCATCTAGTGTGGGTGTAGCTGGAGATAAGGCTGGATTAATATCTTGGGATGCATCATATATTTATGTATGCACTGCGGCTCACGATGGGTCAGCTCACATTTGGAAGCGCGTTACATTAACAGGTGGTTCATGGTAATGGACGAAATTATTGAAAATTGCAGGGAATGGATCGAGGCCGCTTTGGAGTATTCTGGCGGCACTCACGATTTTATTCATGTAGTTGAAGGGATTAAGGCTGGCACAATGCAACTTTGGCCTACACCAAGGGGGTGCATCGTGTCTGAAATTGTGGTATATCCATTAAAGAAGCATCTAAATATTTTCCTTGGCGGCGGCGAGTTGGATCAAATAATGGATATGCACACTGACGTAATTAATTGGGCAAAGGCTCAAGGGTGTTCAGCGTTGACAATGACAGGTCGCGCTGGATGGAAAAAACCACTATCGGAACATGGTTGGGATCAACTGCATTCCTCATACATTAAGGAGTTAACATAATGTCAGGCGGAAAAGGTGGCTCAACCACTTCAGAAGTAACAGTACCAGCATACATTGAAAATGCGGCAAAAGCTAATTTAGCGAAAGCTGACGCAATATCTCAGGTTGGATTTACACCATATTACGGCGCAGACGTTGCGGCTTTTAATCCAATGCAACAGGCATCATTTCAAAATACGGCAGATAGTGCTAGTGCATTTGGTATGGCTACACCGACAAGCCCAACAGATATTATGGGCAACATGGGTGCGCCACAAACTTACGCAAATGGTGTGACAGGTTATTCCTCAGCGCCAATGTTCCAAGATGCAGTTGATACATTAGGTTACTTTAGGCCAAATCAAAAAGCGCTAATGGATAGTTTCTTTGTAAATCCTTACACTGGATTTGATCCAAGTGGCGCTTATTCAGCAAGCCCAGCAAGTGGCGTGGCTATGGAGATGCAAGGGCAAAACCCAAGTTTTAGGCCAAACACTACTGACTATGGGTCAAACAGCTCGTATTATAATAATCCAAATGGCGGATTTGGAAATGTTGTCATTGGATACGACGCAAATGGATCTCCAATTATGGCAACACAGCCAGCCCCGTCAGGTGATTTGGGTGGAATGAATGTAGATCCAAATGCCGATTTAGATTGGGAGGCGATGAGGCGCCAATCTCGCAAAGATGATAATAGACAAAGGCTTGAAGATTTAATGGCCTCGCAGACATCTTTTGGCGCAAGTCTGGGAGAGCAAGAGATGCAGGATTTGGCGGATGTTATATCTTCTGATAACTACAATCCGAGAAAAGATACTATTGGGAACACTATGACGGCGGAGCAAAGAAATAATTTATCTCAAGCTCAAAGACTTGCACAAGAAGATATAGCTATGAATATGACGGGCGTTGCTAATATGGGCTTTGGCGATGGTATTAAAAATATTACAAATGTGATGCCAACAAGTTTTAATAATCCATCAAGTGGGCGTTTCTTGCAAGGTTTTTACAAAGATGAAAGTGGAAATCTGTTACCGCGTCCAGACAATGTTGGCGGCTCTTACGGCGGCTCTTTAATAAATGGTCAAATTACAAATCTTACTGGTATGCCAAGCACACTTGCTCGCGCTGGTGCAGAAGTAATTAGCGCGTTAGACTTTGAAAGAGGCGTTGATATGCAATCTGCATATAATAAAAAACTTGCGGATGAAGCCTACGAAAAAGCATTGGCAAACAGTTTACCGACGATTTCACAGATACAACCAGCCATGCCAACACCAGCACAACAAGCCGTAGCAACAAGTAGTGGCGCTGGTAAATCACAAAGCTCTGCTTTGAAAAAAGAGATGGCTAAGCAAGCAGAGTCAAGAGCGCGAATAGACAGAGAGCGTGATAGTTATTATTAAATGAATAAGATGACAAATTTTAAAAGAAAAGAGGCTTAATATGGCTGGTGGTGGACAAGTAAGGCCAATGGGTGGCGCAATACAAAGCGCATTAAACTCTGGGCAAGGTATAGGTAATTTTGTAAATAGCGCACTTGGAGCAATGCAAACCCCTTTAAGGGGTACAAGCACAGCAGTAGCTCCGATGCGTGGAAATCCAGCGCCAGCCCCAATGAATATTATGTCTGGCAACAATCCAGCGCCTAGCGTTTCGCCGCCATCAATAGCGCCTCAAGGTAACTTTAATGTTAACCAAGCGGCGGCTGGTGGATTACAGCAGGCGATGCAAGGCACGCAGGCGGCAATGGGCTACAGCCCAGCGCAGATACAGGCAACTGGATACAATCCAACTATGCAGTCATCTGTGGGCAATCAGCAGGGCTTTGGATATAACGCAGGGCAAATTGCAGGATCAGATTTGTCTGCATACGAAAATCCATATGAAGATCAAGTTGTTCAGAATACATTGCGAGATATTGGTAGCGCTCAGGAAATGTCACTCAATCAAATGGGCGCTCAGGCGACACAAGCCAATGCATTTGGCGGATCTCGACATGGAATAGCTGAAGCTGAGACACGCAAAAACTTTGCAGATCAGGCATTAAATTCAATTGCTGGACTAAGACAGCAGGGCTTCAATCAGGCATTGCAAAATAGACAGTTTGATATTGGACAACAAACGGCGGCAGATCAGTATGGGGCAGGATCAGCTCAGGCGGCTCAAGCGGCGAATATTGCTAGAATGCAAAATATCAATGCACAAAATGCGGCGGCTCAAACTGGTGCTAATCAATATCTATCTAATAACTTGATGTCAGCTCAACAGCAAAACATTGCTAATCAAATGTCAAATCAAGGTGCAAGATTAGGCGCGGCAAATCAAATGGGTGCATTAGGTCAGCAGGCATTTAACACTGGTCAAGCAATCCAAAATCAACAAGCGCAACAAGGTATTCTACAACAGGGAATGCAACAGGCACTTATTGATGCGGCTAAAGCTCAATATGCAGGATACACTGGCTCACCAATGCAGGCACTATCTGCGCCATTGGCGGCACTAGGCTCAGTACCTAACCAATCTAGCACAACAAACAGCATGAAACCTGGCCTTTTCAACTACTTACAGCTCGGAGCTAATGTAATCGGAGGTATGAAATAATGATCGGATTTCCAAGTAGAAACCCATTAGAAGAAACAAATTTGCAAAGAAATTACCCATTGCAACAGCAACAGCAACAGGTAATTCAAAAGCAAGTTAATCCTCTGGTAACTGGTGGTGGTCAAACCCAGATGCAGGGTCAGCCACAGCCAAGAACTGGCATGGCTGGATTATTTGATAAACTTACCACAAGATCTGGCACAACAGGATTATCTGGGCTAGAGAATTTTGCGGCAAGTTTAGACCCATTAATATTACCAGAGCTAAGAGCTGGCGATGCTATTAGAGATCGTGGCGCTCAAAGAGTAAAAGCTGGTGATGTTAACAAGACAATTGAATACTTAGAAGCTAACGGCATGGCTGACATGGCGGCGATAATTAAGGCTAACCCAAGCGCGGCTGGCAACGTATTATCTGCGATTGCGGCAAACAGATTAAAAGCGCCAAAAGACGACAGCACAAACTTAATGAAAAATTATAAGTTTATGAGAGAAAGAGGAATGAGCCATGAAGAGGCGTTGGCTCAGATTAAATCTGGTACGACGATAAACACTGGTAACATGGAAAGCACTTTAGGTAAAAAACTTAAAGAAAAAATGGGTACTACTTTGGCGGATCAATACGCGGCTGGTGGGTCATCTTCACAGCAGTTGATTGATTTAAACATATTACAAGAGCTTGCACCAATGCAAACAAGCGGTGCTATTAAAGGTAGGATTGCAGAAATGTTCCCTGAGCTATCTGATGTAGCATCTGTCAGGGACGCTATAATTAAACGATTAGCTCCCAGCTTGCGTGTTGAAGGATCAGGTTCTACATCAGATATAGAATTTGCCGCTATGTTAAACTCATTGGGTAGCTTGAGACAAACGCCAGAAGCAAATATGGCAATTGTTGCTGTCATGCAGTCAAAAGCTCAGTTTAATATTGATAGAGCCAGAATAATTGGTGAATTTGCATTAGGTGATATGACCTCAGAAAACATGCAGGAAATTAATCGTAGGATTGCAGAGCTAGAAGATAACATGCAAATTCCAGCTCAAGTGCAAGCCATATTAAGCACATATAAAAATCAAAAGGGCAGAAAACCAATAACTGTTTGGGACAGAGAAACAAAAGAGTTTGTAACGCAATGATAGAGATACAGATAAAAGGCCGCGACGAGCCAGTTTATTTTCCAGATGGCACTTCCGAGGCAGATATTATAGCGGCGTTAAAAACCCTAGAGCCACCAAAAGGAATGGTCGAAAAGACTGTTGATTGGTTCAAGGGCGGACAGCGCGAAGACTTTATTCCGACAGCGTTTAACGCAAACTTGGGATTGCCTGCTGATAAGAGCGCCAAGTTAGTTACGTTGCTTTCCACCACTGCAAGCGATGACCGATTAGAAATGGGCATAAAGAACATTCTACCAAAGGCTACGTTTGACAAAGACCAGTATGGCAATCTAGTTGTCACTGCGCCTGTCTATCGTGATGGCAAGGAAACTGGTCAATTTAACAGGTTCTATCCAAATCCTGCTGGCCTAGACACGACTGATGTTATGATTGGATCTGGCGCGGCGGCGTTAGCCAGCCCAGTTGCCAAAGGATTACAATTCTTAGGCGCTCCAATTAAAAGGGCTTTAGGTGGCGCGGCTATCGGAGCAACTGAAGCTGGTTTAGTCGAGGGTGTAAGCTCATACCTAACTGGCGACGATTACCAGTTTAGCGACTTAGTATATGGCGGCTTAGGTGGCGCGGCTGGTGCAAAAATTGGTGAATTATTACAGTTTGTATCAAGGTCATTTAAGCAAAACCCAAAGTCAGTTATTGGCGAAGATGGCTTAATGAAACCACGCATTAAGGCAATGCTAACTAGAGCTGGACTAGATCCAGACCAAGTTACGAAAGAGCTGGCACAAGATTTTCAAGCTAGAGTTAATGCTGGCGTTGACCCAACACAAGCTGGTCGCTTATCTGAGGCGTCATCCTTACCAGCTCCAATACCATTGACAGCAGGACAAGTTACAGCCTCAAAAGGCACTCAGTTATTTGAAGATATGGCAGAAAAAGGTGCATACGGCGCTGACGCTGAGAAAGTTATGTCTGGTCAAAGAGAAGCCGCTAAGGAGGCAATACTAGAAAACGTGCCACTAATCCAAGAAAGATTAGCTGGTGGAGTAAGCCCGATTGCTGAAAAGGGGCTTGGTGGCGTTCAAGTGCAAAACACTTTGGTAAAATCATTAGATCAAGCCAAAAAGGAAGCTGACCAATTATATACAGCCGCTAGACAGACTGGCAATGCTGACTTAGGGCTTGTGAGAGGCGACTTTGCCGACACGCTAAGAGGCGGCGTAAGGCAAGATTTTAACTTAGCAACAACGCCTATGACAAACTCAATATTGGATAGTATTGATGATGTTTTAGGTCAGGGTGGCGATATTAAACAATTATTTGCAATTCGGACACAGTTTAATAATATTAGTGATCGTGTTGACAAAAAAGCTGGTCAAAAAGCTAGAGATTTATTTGATCAAAAACTAAAAGAATACGCCGATGAGGCATTAATCGCAGGAGATCAAGACGCGGTTGCGGCTTGGAGTAAAGCTATCTCAAACTATAGTGAATTTAAAAGTTTGTGGGATACTAAAGGTGGCATATTAAAAGCACTCACTTCAAGACAAGGTAGAGATGACGAAGAATTAGCCCTAGTTGTACCTCCAGAGGGCGCGGCTAAGTATATACTTGGCGCATCAAACAATAAATTAATGTCGGCAGGAAATATTACTAGAGATTTAGTTACACTTAAAAAGCAATTACCGCCATCAGATTTTGCCGCAATAAAACAAGAGGCTTTCTTAAATTTAGTTGATGATGTAAGCAGTGAAGGTGTCGATGGGGTCACATTTTCTGGAACAAAGTTTTTAACCAAATGGTCTAAAATGAAGAAAAATCAAACAGCAATAAAAGCATTATTTTCGCCAGAAGATATTAAGCTAATTAATCAGTTTGCAGTTGTGTCAGCTAAGGCTACAGGTGGAGCTAAGAACAGCTCAAATTCTACACCAGCATTTTCTGGACTAATCCAAACACTATTTGCGGCATTAGGCAGAACAAACACAGCTAGGACACTTATGAATGCACCAGTTATACAAGGTGGTGCAAATGTAATATCAGGCGGAAGAGCCAGATCTAGCATAGACCCAACTGGTCAAATTCCACCTAACGCCATATCTGCTGGCACTGCTGGAGTTGCGGCTTCCACCGACGAGGGTAGAAATCTAATAGAAGAAAAACGCAGACAAGCTCTAGGCTTCTTTGGTCGCTGATTATTAATTAAGGAAAAAACATGGAACTAAAACCAAAATCTATAATTGAAATCGAGGGTATAGTTTCGGATGCCATTGAGGATGCAGTTTCTTTTGTCGAGGGCGAGATTGCTGAAGATAGAATTAAGGCACAAGAATATTACGACGGCGAGGTTCACTTAGGTCACGAAGCTGGTCGCAGTAGTGTTGTGGCTACAAAAGTGCGTGACACAGTAAGAGCTGTAAAGCCAAGTTTAATGCGTATATTCCTAAGCACTGCAAAGCCAGTGGAATATATTCCACGCGGCGCAGAAGATGTGGCTATGGCAGACCAAGCGACAGAATTTATGCACCACGAATTTACCAGATTAAATGGTTACCGCGTAATTAATGATGCGTTCCAAGATGCACTTGTTAAGAAACAAGGCATCGTAAAAGCGTATTGGATGACATATCCAGAAGCTGAAATATTCACATATACAGATCTATCTGACGATGAATACACATATCTGATCGAAGACGAAAGCGTGACAGTGCTAGAGCATAGCATGGAGATGACGATTGAGATGGACGCGATGGGTATGGAAATGGAGATGCCTATTCACAGCGCCAAGATTAGCCTGCAAAAAGAAAAAGGCGAATTGTGTATAGAAAGCGTACCGCCAGAAGAATTTTTCATAAGCAGAGATGCAAGGACAATGAAAGATGCATATCTGGTGGCTCACAGAACTGAGATGAGAGCTGGCGACGTTGTTGCAATGGGATTTGAGCCTGATGAGATATTTGGATTAGACAGCTTTGAGGGTGGTGGCGATACATCATCAAGTGAAGAATTTGCTCGACGCGGATACGACACTGATTTCAGTGATGAAGATCCAGCAGATCCAGCAATGAAAAGCGTAACAATTACCCAAGCATATATGAGAATTGACGCGGACGGGACGGGAATACCAATCCTACACAAATTAACTTGTGGCGGCACAAAGTATAAATTACTTGATTTAGAGCCATGCGATGAAGTGCCATTTGCTAAATTTGAAATTGATCCAGAGCCACATACTTTTTATGGCAGATCTCTAGCTGAGATAGTGATGGATGATCAGGACGCGGCAACATCAGTTTTACGAGGCATATTGGATAACGTCGCAATGACAAACAATCCGCGTATGGCAGTGACATCTGGCGTTAATATCGATGATTTACTGAATAACGAAATTGGCTCAATCGTGCGTATGCAACAAATGGGTCAGGTTCAAGATTTATCAGTGCCATTCCACGCTGGGCAGACATTAAGTGCATTAACTTACCTAGATGGGCTTGTAGAGAGCAAAACAGGCGTCTCCAGAGCTTCTATGGGGTTAGACCCAGATGCAATGCAGTCTACTACTAAAGCGGCTGTGCAGGCCACAATACAGGCTGGAGCTGGTCAAACCGAAGTAATGGTGAGAAACCTTGCTGATGGCATGAAAGACCTATTTGGCCTTATGTTGCGCCTAACCCACAAGAATATTGATGAAGAGCAAATGATGCGAATGAACGGCTCGTTTGTGCCTGTAGACCCGCGTGTCTGGGACGGCTCAATGGACGTGATGATAAACGTCGGATTAGGCACTGGCAGGGAAGAGGAAAAAGCAATGGCGCTTAACCAAGCCCTACAAATGCAACAATTTGTGTATCAAAATTACGGCGCTCAAAATGGTCTAGTGTCGATGACCAATATTCGCAATACATTAGCTGACCAATTGGCAGTTGCAGGAATACGAAATGCTGACAGGTATTTTGCGCCAATAACTGAAGAAATCGAAATGCAAATGCTACAGCAACAGCAGGCGGCACAAGAGGCTCAGGGACAACCACAAGATCCAAACGCGGCATTCTTGCAGGCAGAGCAAATGAAAGTGCAAGCCAAGATGCAATCAGACGCCGCCAAGTTGCAAATGGATATGGCTAAGAATGCTCAGGCTGATGACTTGAAGCGCGATCAAATGGCGCAAGATTTACTTGTAGACGCCGCCAAGATTTACGGCGAATATGGCACTCAAGTTGACGTTGCCAGAGTTAAATCAGAGCAAGATAAAAACCGCATGATTGGTGGCATTGCACAAGGAAATATGTCATAATGGCGCAAGTTATAAGAATAGAAGCTGAGGAAGCCAGACGTTTAAAAAACGATACGGCTTTCCAAAAGTTTTTAAATAATGTTCGTGAAGATCAAATGAAGATTTTCGCAGAAAGTAGTGCATCAGACGTTGATGTGCGCGAGGAAGCTCATTCAATTGTGAGGGCTTTAAACCAGATCGAAACTACACTCGACGCCGCAATATCGGCAGAGGTAATTCTTGATCACAAACAAAGGAAGTAGCACCGATGGCATCGACTACCCTAGAAGAAGCTGTAGACAGCATGATCGTAACACCTGACGCGGAAAAAGATCAGGAACAAAATTTGAATGAAACTGAAGAACAAGTGGAAGCAGTTAGCGACGGCGAAGCTGAAGAAATGGAAGCTGATGAAGAGTATTCAGATGACGCTGAAGAGCTATCCAGCGATGATGATAGCGAGATCGACTACGAAGACCCAGAGGCAGATGACACTGAGCCAAACCAAGAAAGAATGATCGAAGTCACAGTAGACGGAGAGAAGCAGTATTGGACAGAGGCAGAGTTACAACGTGACGCCGCAGGACAGAAGGCGATTAACAAAAGGTTTCAAGAAATAGCCCAAGTGCGAAAGCAGTTTGAGCAGAAAGAAGCCGAAATAGCGAAGCGAGAAGCGCAAGCTCTTGGTCTAGCAAGCCAGATACAAAATGGATCGTTGGTAGCACCTACGCCCCCTAGCTCTGAAATTTTTGAGAGTGACCCAATTGGGTACATGGAACAAAAAATGAAGTACGACGAGGCGAAGACTGCATATGATCAGTCAATGTATCAGGTACAAACTTTACAACAGCAACAACAGCAAGCTCAGTCGCAGGCGCATCAGTCGTATCTGCAAGAGCAGGCCGAGGTGCTTAGAAGACGTATTCCAGAGATTGCCGATCCTGTTAAGGGTGAAGCATTAAAACAATCGCTGGTTCAAACTGGTGTAGCTTACGGATTTACTGAAGACGAAATGTCTATGGTAACTGACGCGAGATACATCGAAGCATTGAACGACGCGAGGAAGTATCGGGAATTGAAATCTAAGCGTAAGGCTACGCAGACAAAAGGCGACAAAGCTCGTCCTGTCGTTAAGGCTGGCGTAAAGAAGCGAAAATCAACTGGCGTTCAAGCGGAGCAACAAAAGGCGCAACAGCGCTTAATGAAAACAGGTTCAATCGATGATGCATTGAGCCTGATGTTAAACAACGATTAACGATTAGTTAGTCTTCTAGTCTCTGAAAGGACAAACACATGGCACAGCCAGCAAATACATACGACTCGTATGACAATGCGAATAGCATTCGTGAAGATATCCAAGATATCATTTACAACATCTCACCAGATGAAACACCATTTTTATCTGCGTGTAAAAAAACATCTGCAAAATCAACTTTGCATGAATGGTCAACAGACACACTAAGATCATCTGCGGCGAATGCCCATATAGAAGGTGACGATAGTGCGGCAACAGCAATATCTGGTGTTACTCGTTTGAACAACAGAACGCAGATCTTTAAAGATGCAATTGTTATCTCCGACACTGACGAAGGTTTATCAAAAGTAGCCAAGCAAAAGGAGATGAGTTACCATATCCTTAAAGCTGGGAAAACCATGAAACTTGATATTGAAAAGGCTCTTTTCGATAACAATGCTAAAGTTGCTGGTTCTGCAACTGCGGCTCGTGAGCTTGCTGGTGCGCCAGTATGGTTAACATCAAACACTGTCAAAGGTTCTGGCGGCGCTGATGCTAATGGTACAGGTTCAAATGCTCGTACTGATGGTACTCAAACAGTATTCACTCAAGCTAAGTTTGATACAGTGATGCAGAGCGTTTGGGAAAATGGCGGAACAGGTTCAAAGACTGCATATTTGTCAGCATTTAATATGACAAAATGTCTTGGATTTGCTGGTAACAACAACCAAAGAGCAAATGTGGTGGGATCTGATGAGAGAGTAATCAACTCAATTTCCATATATTTAACCCCTTGGGGCGAAATATCGCTAAGACCAACTAGAGAGAACAGATCACGCGATGTTTTCTTAATGCAGAACGACACATGGCAAGTGGCTACTCTACGCCCAATGAAAAACGTAGAATTAGCAAAAACAGGGGATAATTCAAAAAGACAATTAACCACTGAACTCACATTGGTATGTACTTCAGAAGCGGCGAATGGCATGGTAGCTGATTGCACAACTTCATAAAACAACTATAGTAAGGGGGGGAAGCCCCCCTTATTTACTATCAGGAGTGATTTGATGATAAGCTCGAAAATAGGCGAAAAAATTGAAATATCCGACAACGGCGAAATTAATATAAAACGCACGTTTGATGGTAGCCAGATGTTGAAAGATGCTGAGTATGCTCGACAGTATGCCGATAATAGCTTTGGCTCAGAAAATAAATTAATTGCACAAGTTGATCCAGCTTTCATTGGTATTTGGCTTAAA